AAGAACTAACAAATATGGATATATATAAAATCTTTTTGCGTACTATTATTCCTAAAATCCGTGTCTTGTTTAATCTTGTTAAAAAATATATAAAGGGTCGTTTATCAATGGTGGATGTAGTGAATTATTTGGAACCTTTTTTAATTTACCCAATTGATTTAACATATATGCAATATACTGAAATTAATAAATTTATTTATGATAAAATTAAAGAGTATAATACTATTTTTAAAGAATATAATATTGCTTTTTCGTCTATAAAATATTTAAAAACTTCTTTGCAAAATAAAGATGATAAATCTAGATATATATATTCAAATGAATTATTTAACTTGCTGGATAATAATGAAATTCATAAATTAAAAGTAGAGATTTATAATGATTATAATGTATCTTCGGCTAATAAAATGGAAGTAAGTCCTTCTGAATTTTTAAAAATAATAACATTGGCTGATAATGGAAATTTATTTAATACGGCAGTAGCATTTACAAATATTAAATTAATGTTTCCCAGTGGATTATCAGAAGTATTTAATGAAGATAAAAATAAAATAAAGGAAATAATAGAAAAAGATAAAGAAAACGATAAATGTTCTTCTTATATAATTTCCAAAAAATATTATTCAATTGAATCTTTGATGGAAGATAACGACAAGCCAATATATTTTGATAAAGAATTCGACACAACTAATTATGATTTAGTAAATAATAAGTATAAAAAACAGCGAGATGAATTATCAAATGAAGAATTTATCTTATATTTAACAGAGGAATTAAAAAAAACCGCAAAAATGGATGGTGCATCGGCTGAATATATGGCTACAACACTAACAAATCAAGCAAAAAAAGTAAGAGAAGGGGATTATGCATTATTAACAATGATTAATGAAGGAACAGGAGATGCGGATGGAGTGGAATATTATGTCAGAAATAATGAAACGTGGGTGTTAGAAAAAGATATAGACCCAGCGTTATTTATTAAGGACGACGATGTGTTATGTAATATGGAATATAGTTGTATATTTAATCCAGCCGAAAAGACAGAAGAAAAATGTGAATCAACTGAAGTGTCGAAGGATAATATAATAAATAATGTATTAAAACAAGTATTAGATCAATTCGATAAAAATTATGATATATCCAAGGATGAATTAAATTCTAGAATAAATAAACAATTAGATTATTTTAAAAAATCATTTGACCGTCTACAACAAATAAAGCGTACGCAATTTTTTAAATATAATAAACAACAATATGATTTGGGGCTTTTAATAGCAGACGAAGTTAAAGATAGGGTTGTTTCACCGTATATAAAATTAAGAGATTTAATAATGGGACAAAATGATTTTGTTAAGAGACAAAATGATATTATATCTTTTGTTAGTTTGTATTGTAGAGAAGGAGACCCATCAATCCCAAATATCAATGATGGGGAAATGGAAAATGAATGGTGGTTATATTGTGTAAAAACAAATACGAAATTATTACCCAAATTTGTTTATATATTAGCAGATGCATTTATAACAAAAAATAGTCAATATAATGATGTATTAGATGAATTGAAAAGAAAAATAGGTAAACGTTCAGATGATGGAGACGCGTGGGTTGATGAACATAGTGGAGAAGTGATATGTTATATAGATTTAGATGTTTCAGAAGGATATAAAGACGGTTTTGTTGATAAAAGCAGAGATATTTTAGAAAAGGATGCTGGAGAAGTTATGTTAGAAAAACAAAAAGATAAAAAGGATAGTAGACGTTTAAGCCCAGAAGGGGAATTAGTATCTAATATTATATCCGTGTTATCTACAAATATGGGGTTAGATATAGAACAAATAAGAGACTATATAATAAAAATAGTAACAGAATTAATGAGTAATACAACAGTAATAGAAAAGGAACCCGCATATAGAAAAAGAGAGGAAGAGGCTGCAAAAAAAGGGAAAAACTTACCCTCATACGCTACTTTATTTAGTTCAACATTAATAAATTTAACATTAGGAACCTATTTAATCGCAGTTCAAACAAGTATTCCGTCACTTAAAACAAGAAAGACCGCACCAGGGTGTGTGCGTTCATTTTCTGGATTCCCATTTGAAGGAGAAGGAGATGATAGTGGATTAAACTATTTAGCGTGTGTAGCACTAAAAAGCAGGGATCCTTCAACTATTCCATGGAATGCGTTAGCAAAGAACGAAGAAAAAATAGCAACTGTTGTGAAATCAGTAATAATAAGATATTTATTGCCATATGCTGAAATAGAACAAAAAATAAAGGAAAAAACAGAATACTTATTATCTAATCCAGAAACAAGCATTCCAGATGAATATAATCTTATAAAATGGACCACTTTTTTGCCTCCATTATCTAGGTTTCATGTGAAAAATGTACAAACTATTTCTTCAGGATTTACAGAAGAATTACAAAACGAGTTATATACTGGAAATTACAGACAATTAGAAAAGTTGTTAGTTATAGATGCGAAAATAATATCTTTTTCTTTGGCGATTCAAGAAACGATACAACAATTAGTAGAGAAGAAGAATCTATTATTAAAATCAGCAGGTCAATTATTTATGGATAATGCGTGTTGTAATGAAGAAGGAAATAAAACATTAACTACATTGCAATATTTTATAAATGAAGATAAGAATATTGAATTTTATAATACCGCAGTGGAACAATTATCATCATTAACACGAGATATAAAAATATTAACGGATAGTGCTATTATGTTATCAGAGATAAATACAAAAAGAGTTTTTCCAGAATTAACAAATGAATTAAGTGAAGAAACTATTTATTATGCTTTTATAAAATTTTGTAATTTTCAATCGTCTATTCCATTATCAGAAGAATTAGCAACAATATGTGTTGATAAACCAGATTATTTAAATAAAATGGAAACTATACAAGAAAAAATAGAAAAGTTAAAACGAGACGGTAGAACTTATACCAATCAACAATTTTTAAGATTGTTTCAAATAGTTAGTAAAAATAATATAATTAAATTGTCACTGGAAAAAAAGGATGCATCGTGTGTAAATGAATTACAAAAAATACTAATAATGTTTGAAGAAGAAAATAATGAAGATGTTCCAAAAGCATTAACCCAAAAACTGGATGGATTGGTTCAAAATTATGATTTAAGTATAGATGAGGATACGCGAGAAATGAGAACATTAAAAGATTATTTGCAAATAACAATTGGAAAAATGAGAAAAGAATTAATAGATTTTATAAAAACAAAAGGTAGGGTTAGTAGTATTGAATTAAAAAATATAACCAATTTTTTGACTGATTTTACTAAATGGGCATATGATGAAACACCTAGAAATGAAAATATAAAAATTTCCGATGATGGGTTATATAATTATATAACCTTTTTTAAAAATTGTATATCATTGTTAGCGGTTGTATTCCCAAATATGATTATTAATAAACAAATGAAATATTTAAATTACGATGATATAAAACATTGGAATATATCAGATAATCATTATAGAGATATAATGGATATGATTTCTAATTATTATGCACCAGTAGAAAAATTTTATGGAAATAGTACAATTAATAATATATTATATGAGATTAAAAATAAATGTAGAGGAATTTATTTGTTATCAGAAACAACCCCTATTTTAACAAATATAAAAATGGGTGAAAAAGAAATATATTCCGTTTTTGATAAAAGAGTAGTCACATTGTTATATGAATATTATTTTTTTAGTATATGTGTGGATTATATTAATTTAACAAAGGACCCCGCAATGGTAACAAGGATGTTAATAACCCCTGAAAGTGATGAATCGGATTTATTTAGTGCTGATTTTTTAATTGAGCAACAATTAAGATTAACTGAAACCGAGCAGGAATTTATAGAAGGTGATGTAATGAATTTAAAGCAAGATGTAGCGAAATTATTGGTGTCATATTTATCAATAATAATGCGTTCAAAAAAGACATTAAACGTATCGTATGATGATATAACAGATAAAGTATTTAAATTAAAAGAAGCGGAAAAGTATGATTTTACGGATAGATTAAAAGATTTAACTGATGAGGGTAGAGAGATAGATACGATATTAAAACATTACAAGTTAGGTTCAATATATAGCATAGGGTTATCAAAGGGTATTAAAGAATATGATGCTGATATTTTCGATCACGATAAAGAAGTAGCAGAAAGAGTAGCTGAAATTCAAAATAAGTTAAGACGAAAAGGTATGGACCAAAATGAAATAGATGATGAGATAGATGAGATGAATATAGAAAATGAAATAGATATGGATAATGCAATGGATATGAATCCAACAGATGATTATGATGATGGGGATCCGTGGGGAGATGAAATGGAAAATAGAGACGAATATGACTAAGCTATATCTATATTTTTTACACCTTTGGACATTTAAAACGCCAACTTTATTTAAATTTAAAAAAAATTGAAAAATAATTACTATTGGTTTAATAATTCAATATTTAACTATAAAATGGAATTCACACAATTAATTGAAATTTTACATGATAAACTTGATACACGATACGGTTGTTATGTTGTTGATGATTTAATATTAAAACACGATGTCAAACAATCTTTTAAAAACTTTAAAATCAATTGTAAAAATCTACCAAAAACATACTTACATACAACATTAAAATTATCATATGGACATTTCTTTAGATCATATAATGGTCCCGATTATGAATTAAATTGTGAATTCATAAAAACACTTTTAAAAGCATATTTTAATTCCATATATTTAGATGATACTTTAAATATTTAAATCTTATGTATTTTACATTGTATTGGTTTGCGTTTTTTGTATATTTTTCTTCTTCAATAAAAAAGCAGACGGTTTAAATGTCCAAAGGTGTAAAACAATCTTATTTTAGGAAAGGTTCTGAAAAAGTAATCGTTATAATATATATGTTAAGAACATTTACAAGGAATAATATAACTTTAGTAGCAATAGTCGTTTTTTTAATACTATTTGGGTTGATTCAAATGACAAGACCATCATTTTTATATAATAATGATGGTTCTCTAAGAGAATTTGGTGTGGGATATAAAAACAAGACAATTTTGCCTTTGTGGTTATTTGCAATAGTTTTAGGGATATTATCGTATACATTTGTTTTGTATTATTTGACTTACCCGCGGTTTGATTAATGGGGGTTTCTTTAAGTTAAAAAATAAATAATATAATTTTTAACTTAAAGACGAAGCCGATGATCTATGAAATAGTATAAGTGGTAGCATTATTGATTTCATTTTGTTTATCCGCTTCTTCTTGTTGCTGTATATATGCATCGTGATCTGCTTTTATTTGGTCTACATTTTTAACACATCCTCTGGTTGCTAAATTATAATATACGATAGACGATATTAATATTGCGGTATAAATATACCAAACAGCTTCGCCAATATTATCCTTTAAGGAGACTAAATGTAATAATTGATTTTGTATCTCTATATTTTCATACACCCCTGTATTCATTAATGGTTTTAATGTGTACCAAATAGATTTGAAATTATCAGGATTCATTTGATTTATTAATATAGATTTGTTTCCGCAAATTTTCATAATTGCTTCCGCGGCGTGTGTTAGTTCATTTTTCTTAATTACATCATTTGTTTTATTAATTTCATCATTTATATCTGTTCCTATGAATATTGAAGAAAACAGGTCATTCGCACTTCCAGCAACCGCGTAATAACCTAACACATCAGAGAACGCACTTTTAAAACCAGGAAATATTATTAATATGGCTAACATTACACCAAATATAAGAACCCAAGGTATAAATGTAAATATAAAAGCGGCACCAATATTTTTATCTATTGACCCACCGCATTTAGTTGTAAGATATGCTATATTTAATATTAATTGAACTAAAATAACAACTCCTAAATAAAAAGATAATCTTGTAAAGTTTTTATTATAATATTCAGGAGTAACACCGTCGTTACTAATATCACTTAATGTTAGTTCCGGTTTACCGATACTTGGAAATGCAAAATAAATAATAGTGATAATTATAAAATATAATAGTGATTGTAAAGATATATCCATATAGTTAATTAGTATATTTTTTTTGTTTTTTTAAGGTATTTTTAAAATTTCATTATAATAATGAATACATATGAAAATGAAATAATTAAACCTATGTTAACTGAACCTGGTGTTAAATACTTTCTTAATGAAACATTAAAGCAATGTCATATATTTAAGGTAAAATATCAAAATATAGTTTTTAATATTCTATTATTTATTTTATTTCTTATAATTTTAGGAATACTGTTATTATATAAATATAAAGGAAAATTAACACCAGAAGAAATAGAACAGAATGAATTAGAAAAAAAAAGATATATTTTATCTAAAATAATGAATTATCAAGATGCTAAAATAAAAGCACAACAAGAACTTATAACAGGGTTGCCTCACTGGGAAAATGAATTTGATATTATTAATGATACCCCTCTAAAAAAGTTTATCCATTAGAATAAATATATAAGTATAAATTATAATGGATAAAACAGATAAAATAAATAATACAATAAGCGCAATAGAAGCAATAAATGAATTTTATAGATTTAAAGATAAATATGAACGCGGTTATAATGAAAAATATGTAACCCCTATTGTTAAGAGTAAAAAAACAAATAAAGACAAACGGATTGCATATTCAAAACTACCAAAACCTGAATGTATTAATTGTAAAAGAAATGTAGGAACTATATTTACTATTCATAATGATAAAGAAGAAGATATAAGAAAGTTTATTGCTAAATGTGGAGATATTACTGATCCGTGCCCTTTGAATATACAAATTAATTCTTCTTTTCGTGATAGTTTAAATTCTATTATCATTACTGGTTCTAAAAGTATTGAAAAAATAAAATTAGATATCATTAAAGAAAAAAATAACGCTTTATTTTTTAATAAAGATGTTGTATCATCTTTTGAAAAAATAACATCAACTCTTAAAACGGAAACAGAAAATGTAGGATTTGCAATTGAAACTAACATATTAAGAAATAATAATCCAGAAAAATATGCATTAATAAAAAAAAACAACGATGAATTTGGTAAGGGTTTTTTATTGCCTTTTAAACAAATGATTGCAAACTATATGGATACAAATAATGAAAATGTTTTAAATAATGCTGTTAAATTTTATGTAGATGAAATGATACCGAAATTAAAACAAATTCAAGAAATGACATATGAGGTTAATTTTGTGGAATATAATCCAACTGATAAAATATATAATTTAATACAATACGAAAATTCTTTAGAAAACAATGAATTTTTTGTTAAAGATGACGATAAAGTAGTAAGTTTTATAAAAGGCGTTAAAAAGGATAAAACAAAAACACTGAAACAATTAGACAAAGATATACCAAAAAAGAATAAAACAAAGAAAATTAAACCTATTGGGGAATTAGTAATTGAAGACGGAGAAATGGAAGAATATGAAGGAAAAGATGAGAGAGTGGATATAGATAAGGAAAAGGATAAAGTCAATGATTTAGAATATAATAAAACAATAAAAAGTATTCCAACCGATTTGTTAGAATTATTAGAAATGGATAAACAATGGTTAGATGATTATATATATAGTTGTATAGATGCAAAGAAAAATAGGAAACCGTGTGAATTATTTTTACCGAGACAAACCAAATTTCCACCCGAAGTTTTAGAAGACGGAACATATGATTTTAATTCTGTAGTTGTAAATAAACTATTTAATTCAATAAACGATAAAGATTATCAAACAAAATTATTAAGATTATATACCGAGAAG